TAGTTGTTACAGAACCGCTACTTGAAGTTAAGCTAACTCCAGAAACAGATACATTAGCATCGGCTTGATCGCCCCACTGATTCTGTCCCCATGTTGCTGAGCCCCAAGTAGCAGCCATATCATTTTATACCTTTATTAAGCTATTCTTAAAATCGCAGCAGATGTTGTAAATGCAGGGAACTGAACTGTAAATGTTCCAGCTGTTGCAGTTTTGTCTCCACCGAAATCTAATACAGCAACTGCATCAGTAGTACCTGCACCACCATCAGTTGTTGTGTTGTAAATCAAAGCACCTCTTGCAGTAAGAGTTACTCCTGTAAATGATAAATCAGCAAAATCAGTAATAGCTATTGCTGAAGATACTTTAACACCTTGATTAATAAGTGTTCCACCACCTGCAGTATAACCTGAAGATGATACTTCATTTCCTGTTGTATAGTTTTCAGTTGAAGCACCTAGTGTTGCTGCTGATGTATACATTGCTAATTTATATGTATCAGATGATGTATCAAAATCGTGTTTTCCTTGAAGTAATTCTTTTTTAAAAGAATTACAGATTGCGTTTGTTGTTATTGCCATAATTTTTCTCCTTTATATAATTTTATGGTGATGGTGAAGGTACCTTAACTCTAGGTACACCACTATCGTATTCACTTCGTCTTCTTCTCCCCATTTGCTGTAAAGCAAATGAATTGACTTCTTCATCATACTTGCTTTTATTCATACTGTAAAGATTGTCGGGTCCTTTTAAATAAAGAAAAGCTTCAGTTAAAACTCCGTGTTTCAACATGCTTTCTTGATATACAGAAAGAAAAGTAGTATTCGTTGTCGTAAATTGAGGTGGGTCAATAATATAATTAATTTGAACTTGATAAGTAGTTAAATCAGGAATAGGTGCTACCAGTATATTAAAATCATCCCAATTAGCAAAAAATGCAGGTAAGCCTGTAGTTCCATCACTATTATATTCAGAAATAAAACTGGTTTCTCTTTTCTCTAAAAAAGATCTATCACCATTAGCTTTAATAACTTGTACTGATCTTACAATCATACAATCTGCGGGTAAGCTTACATATCTGTTGTTTTGAGTAAAAGTAGAAGTAGAGTATTTTCTTAAATCATCATAATCTACTTTTCCAGCTACATCTAATTCAACTGTTCTAATAAAACCTTGAATAATAGTGTCCGTTAATACATTAGAATCTACTTCTGTGTAGTCTCTTATTTGTGTTAAAAAATTTGCATATGATATAGCCATTATGTAATCTCCACAGTAACCGAATTTAAATTCATATTAATTTGTCGTCTTCTATTTTGTTCTGCACTATTATCAGGCTGCATTCCAGAAGACTGAAAACCAAATTGTCCTGGTAATGTTAAATCAATTGTAGTAAATATAGCACCTCCAGAAAGAAATGTGAAATCTTGTGTTCTAGAATTTTTTAAAGCTATCGCATCTGCTTTAACTGTTTTTCTTCTTATTTGAGGATGCTTAGACTCAAACTCAGAAATATGTACTAAAGCTCCAGTCCATTCTCTAACCATTTCTTGATAAGGAAATGACATACCAGATCTATCTGATATTGCATGAGATCTTTTACCTGTTGCATAAGCCATTATACACCATCTCCAAAGTAAGTTTGAGGTGAAATATATAAAGAAGTTCTAGAACCATCTTCGTCTAAAGCTCTTTTCATTTCATCTTCATAAGCTAGTTTTAACATTTGAGATCTTTCTGGAGCTTTTAAAAAAGATAAATAATAAGCAAGTCCTGCTACCATACAAGGTAAAAATCTAAAAGGTGCATCAGGAGTATTTGTATATCCTCCAGCATCTTCAATTCTTCCAATATAATAATATTTTAAATAAGTATAAGTAGCAGCATTAGGTGTTTGATACAAATAAATTTGAGGGTTTATTTGTCTATCCACATAATATTGAGAAGGTTGGCCTGTAGCTCCTTTATTAGGTAATCCAGCGTAAGTAGATCTGTCTGTTTTAGTTAAAGACACATCTGTTATTGTAGGACTGTTTCCAGCTCCTGTAGATATATAAGCTTCTAGTACATCACTACAATCTTGTGGAGTTGCATATTGACTTACTCCGCTTGTAAGAAGCTGTTCTTTATTTTTAATTTTCCATAAATGAAGTCCTCTATTGCCCCATTCAGAAAATAAAATATTTAAATTTCTTCTAGCTCTTTTTAAATCATAACCTGATTCAGTGGATACTCCACATCTTTCATAAGACTCATCTATTATTTCATCTACGTTTAAATCAAAAGTTGTTGTTCCTGATGAAGTCATTATAGTATATCTCTGTAATAATTTAATTTAATTTTATCTGTTTTAGTTAATTTTGTAGAACCATGTAATTTTACAGCCTCAACTTTATCTGCTTTAGCAAATTTTTTAGACTGTCCTTTACCTAAATCAATAAGTTTTTTACCACTAGCTTTAGCATATCTTTTAAGTCCATATCTAATACCAGCAGTTAATAAACCACCAATTAATAGTCTTTGTGCTTTCACTAGATCATACCTTTGTAATAATTTACTAAAGATTGATTAGAAATAGTTTCTCCGTCTATACTTGAATTTATAGAAGATCCATTATATTCCATTTCACCCCCTTTTGATTTCTTAGGTACACAATTAGGAACTTTACGTCCACCTTTGGACTTCATTCCAATCATTTCATACCCTTGCCAACAAGGTCCTTTTTTAGCCATTTGTTTCTCCTTTTTGTGCCGCGGCATTGAGAGTGTATAACTTCTCCTTTTTGCGGTTGTACAACTTCTTGGATTGTATCACTTTTAAAGTGAAGATTCTAGACCTTAGCTTTTTTGCTATTGGATTTTTTTTTAACATGATCGCTATTTTTCATAAGCTTTCCATTTGGCATATAATGATATCCTAATGGTGCTTTTTTCTTTCTAGCGCCTCTAAGTTGACCGTCTATCTGTGCTGGTATTTGTCCTCTTGTTATAGCCATTATAAATCTACCGCTTTTCCTATTATTGGTTTATATTTAGTTCTACCATCTTCTTTAAATGCATGCAAGAACTGCTTTCTAGGTTTATCTTCAATATAACTACAATGGCACCATCCGCTATTAGGTTCTCCTTTTTTGTAAAACTCCAAAATCATTTGGTCAAAATCTAAATTTTTATAGATCCAATCACAAAGTTCTGCGTTATCTACTCCTGGACATTCAAAATCAACGGCTTCCGCATCGCAGTGCTGACTATTGATTGAGCTACCTATTGCAACTGATAACTCAGATGACCTATAACAACTTGTAACGACCACTGGACCGAAGTGATCTCTTACGGGTTGTAGAATATTATCACACAATAGTTTTAACTTTTCTATCTGATCTGAATTAGGATTATTATCTATGCCCTTACGGACAGCAGTGTCTGATTTAATTAATTCTTGAAGAGTGAAGTTACGAGATAAGTTCATTTATTGACAAGATAAACATTCATCGCTGTCACTGTCAAGATCAGCTATTGCTTCTTGTTTACATTCATCACTACAGAACATATCTAGTTCTTCTTTAGCTTCGAATTCTTTTTTACATTTTTTACAATTTTTCATTATTTACCTCTAACAGAATCTATGAAATTGTACACTCTTCCAAATTGTTTATCAATAGACATCAAGTCAGATTGGATCATGGTTACGATTAACTGAAGTTCTATAAGTGTGACGAGTGTCCAAGTAGCTAATCCCATAAGGATTGTACCAAGTAATGCTATCATTGCTGTGTTAGTTTTTCTAGTCATAAGGGTGCCACTAATATTGTTAGTATAATAAATCCAATAATTAAAGCTCCTGTAAAATAATAGTTCACACTAGCACACTCCATATTAATTAGAATCTACTTTATAACTTTTGCCATGACCAACTTGTTAAGGCTGTAGCATAGTGGTTGATTGTCATTAATATATATCTAATCATATTATTTACTCCCACCAATGTAACCACCAATGACACCAATTAGTCCTGTAACCGACATCTTCATTAATGTAATTACGCTTTCATCTACTGGTCTATTTTCTTCTAGTGCTACCACATAGTCACCTATAATAATAACTCCAAGGAGTAATAATACACCACTTGTTATTAATAAAATCACTATATCTTTAAAATTTCTAATCATTATTTTTCTCCTTTTTTACATTTACATCTTTTGCCCGCTATTTTATTAGCTATCCATTCGCAGATATTGTCCAGTGTTCCAAAGAATTTATAACAAAATTTATCTATCATGGTTTTAAAATATATGCCTAACAAAACTAATAAAAAAAACAATAATAACACAAGATACATAGATATATCTACAAGCCACCAATATATTTTAGAAATCATTTTTTGGCTATTGTGTCTTTATTTATGCCTTTTTTAATGATGTAATCTTGAGTGCCGTTAGCACCTGTTTCTACTTCTTTTTTTAAAGACTTAAAAAGACTCATTTCTTTTAGTTTTCTTTGAGTTTTTTTTAAAAAACTTTCTATTACTCTATTATCTCTCATTAACACTTCCATCTTCTTCTAGCTTGTCTTATTCTAGAGTTAGGATCGTTTCTTGTTTTAGCTGAAGATCTTTTAAGTTGACCTAGTGATCTTGCACAATATGACTTACGTCTATTTGCAGCTTTAGATCCTGCTTTAACTTTACCTGTTACTGCAGTTTTTAATTTACTTCCCGGATTAGCTTTTCTATATGCTTTAACACCTTTGGAAGTCATTCCTGCACCAGATTTTGTAGATCTATAATTGGCTCCAGGTCCTTTGGTAGTTTTTCTAATTGAACCACCTCTTTTTAATTCCAGAATATCTGAGTAATATTCTAAATCCATTTTACGTAAAAGTAATAGAAACGTTTGGACAGTTAGTTACTGTAACGTGGATACCATCTTCAAAAACAATACCATTTCCTGGAACATAAACAGCTAAACCTTCTACACCAAATCCATAAGTAGCTATTACATCTCCAGTACCTCCACCACTTCTAAAAACTAATAGTGCTGATGCAATACCTTCTCCTTGAATAGAAGTTAGTCTAGCTCTACCACCTGTTGCAACCAATTGTGCTGTAGCAGTTGCATGAGCATTACCTTGATCTGATGAAAAACTTGAACCACCCATTATCCATTACTCCCTGTTAAATTAGGACCAGAATATTTATCTGTTAATAATGTGTAAGCTGTAACATTTGTTTTTGTTTTACAAAAAATTCCTTTTGGAAATAAAATACCATCGTCTGGAAAAGAAAAATTAACTATATCTCCACTAGTTACATCTGCAATAAATAAAGTATCCCCTGAGTTTGAAGTAGTTGTTAATTCTAACAAACCTGCTCCAACACTATCTGAGGCAACAATAATTCCTTTAAGTCTTACAGGTTGTGCAATTACGGCAGTTCCTGTGTTTCCTGCTGTCGATCTTGTGGCTTGTATATCGCCTTTAAACATAAATTCTCCTAATTAGTGGCTCCCGAAGGAGCCACTAGTTTATTATTACGTGTCGCTAAATGGTGTAACAATAGTTCCTGATCCTAAAATCAAAGTATTGTGTACCAAGTATTGAGCAGTTTCTAAAGCAGTAACTGTAATTACTGAACCTACAATTCCACCAGTTGTTGTTCCATTCATAGAAAGAACATCATTAGATGCAGCAGGGAAGAAAGCTTTTTTAGCTCCATCATCCACTGCGATCATAGCAGCCCCTGTGAACTTGTCAGTTCCGTCAGTTACGATTTGAATATCAGTTGCAGTTAAGTCTACATAAAAAGTAAAAGTTGCACCAATGTTATTTTGATTGTTGTAGTCTGTCTCACCTGCAGTTGCTGCATTAGCATTTGCATTGATTGATGGTAAAGTAAAAATACCATCAGCATCTTGAGTTAAAAGGATTCTTCCTGCATGAGCGTTTACAGTTAACGATGTGTTACCTGTTAATGCTACAGTTGATCCTGGTCCAGTACCTATAAAGCCATTTTTAGAAATGACCGGTCCTGAAAAGGTAGTGTTTGCCATAATAGTTTTCTCCTGTATAGCGGTTAAATTTTGTAGTCTCTATACCGTCTGACTAGTCAGTCTACAAAATTATATTATCTAGTGTTTATATTATACATAAAAAAAGAGGCAGAGTAAACTCCGCCCCTTTTAAATAATACTTTTAAGTATTTAAGCTATTAAGTTGGTAAGTTTCCGTTACCAAATACTGCTCTTGGGTCAGACCAACCGAAAGAATATCTTTCTCTCGCTTTAAATCTAACATTACCAGTATCAAAGTCGCCTTCCATAGCAGTTTTAATTGGACTTCTAATGAAGTGTTTAAAACCGTTTGGAGTATCAGTCATAATGAAAAATGCGTCCGTGTCAGCTAAGAAGTTATTCACTCTGTAACCTTCAGGAATCATTCCCATGTTAACGATTGCGTTGATATCATTATCAGCAGTACCGACTCTTTGAGGTGATTTCATTAATCTCTCAGCAGTAAATTGTAATTCTTTTGGAATTATCATTTTTCTACCTGAAAGAGCAATTTTTAAACCTCTTTCGTCAACAAAACCTGCAATGTCAATCAAAGATTGCTCAAGTGAAGTTTCGTTTAAGTCAGCAGCTACAGCTAATACGTTCGAGAACGTACCACCAGTTGCAAGTGGGTGAGCGTTGTTTATTAATGAAACACCATCTCCTCCGTTGAAACCAGCAGCTTGCTGTGCGTTGTTTAACACAGAAGCAGCTTTTACTTGCTTAGTGTTAGACATAGATCTTGCAAGTGCTCTAGTATATCTAGCTGCAAGTCTATCGTACAGGTTATCTTCGATTGCTTCCTCAGTAATAGAGAATGCTAAAGCGATAGTCTCGTGAGAGTATCTAGCAGTGAAAGTTTCACCCGCTTGATCAAACACTACTCCTGCACCTTCTTGTTTAACTGGTGCTGAAGCGAAACCGCTTAACATTACTTCTTCTTCGAAAGCTCTGTCAGATGTTTCAGATGGGAAAATCTCCGCATGTTGATTTTCATATCTATTGTATTCAAGTCCGAATAATGCATTCAAACCTGGTTCTAGTTCTTTAACTAGTTGTGCTCGTGATATTGCCATGATCTATACTCCTGTTCCACTTCTAAAGAAGTGATTGTTGATTCTAACAAGAATATTCGCATTAGCTTCACTTGTGTCACTGTTGTCTGGATCTTGACAAATATCTATTGCTTGTACAACAAAAGTATTTGCAGTTCCTACAACAGAAACGTCAAGTTGTGCTTTCGAAATACCTGTTTGTGTAACTCCAGTAGTATTAGTTATACCGTAATTACTAAAAAGGTTTGCTCTTGCAAAAACAGCATCAGCATCCGCTAAGAATACTGCGTCTGGATCATCTACGATGTATGCAGTTAAATTACCTTCAGTAGGTGTAACTCCACCAGGGTAATAGTTCTTATACGTTGGCTTTTGCGTTGTTGGGTCGTTATAGAAACAACCATTAAAGACACCCACAACAACATTTGAAGCTCCACCCGATGGATCGTACTTTTCAATATTACCAGTAGAAGTTGGTATAACCAAATCTCCTTGATAAATTGCTGTAGCATATCCGGGCTTAACTGTATATCTGTTTTGGGCTCCAACTAATGGTGTTCCGTCTAGTTTTCTGTAAGGTCTAAGACCGAACTTTTCTACTACGTTACTCATATGTTTTCTCCTATTTAAACATTTATGTTACAATTAAGAGTCCCCGATTGTGGTATATAGTTATTACTAAAAAACTAATTTTAGCTTTTACGTCTACCGCCAAAGGTTACTCTACTCTGCCTATCAATATTGATTGGCATTTCGGGTCTTTGTTCCTTCATTAGATCATTATCTACCGCAGTGATTTGGTCTTGAGTAATTCTTGTGAAGTACTCGGCACGCGATTTTAATATCTCTTCAGGTATCCTTGCCAAAACAAGGCCACCAATTCCGATGCATCCTTTATACTGCCCCTGATGTAAAATTGGAAATTTGTGAGCTTGCCCAGAACTTTCTAGTTCATCGGCTCTTACGAAATCCCAACCTTCTCTAAGTTTTTTGGTTACATTAGCTGTATCCTCAAACCCAGTAACACTCGTTCTTATCCAACGATGTGCATATCCCTGTGGTGCAGGTGGCGCATCTAAACTCGATGGTGGAGCCCAAGATTTAGGTTGTGTATTTTCTTTCCTAGTCTCTGACTCGCGTGAGGTTCTTTTTATATTATCCATTTGCATTCTCCTTCACGTATTTTGCGTATTCCTCTAGTGGCACCCCTAGTTTTTTAGCGATAACTATTTGTGACTTGGTGAGTTTCACTGTTCGGCGTCCGGTTTGGTTTCTTTGTGCAGAAGCAACAGTCTGGACGGGTTTCTTTTGCTCCTGTGGTTGACTAAATTTATGAGGAAAATTATCCTTCATAACTTTATCAATTTCATTATAATACTCATCGCTCTCTGCGTCAAACCCCTGCTCTACAAGATCTTGGTGAGTCTGAAAGGCTGCACTAGTCATGATTCTATCTGTTCCGAACCATTCATTTTTCTCTGCCCAACCTTTAGCTCTACCAGATGGTGGTGCGTAAGTAGGGTTTTGAGGTTCTTGCATTACTGGGTTTTCTCTTTTTTCAGTAGCGACTTTAGTAGCTTTTTCTTCTTTAGCTTCTTCTTCTGCAGCTGACATTTTAGCTTTTTCTGCTTCAACTGCTAATCTTGCCATTGTAGAATTAGCATCTGCTATTTTATCTGAATCTTGTTCAGCAATTGCATCTTTTAATGCTGATCTTGCTTTTTCTTGTTCTGCGACTACTCTAGCTGAGTATTGTTCAATATAACTTTTACTTGTTTTAGAAAACCTAGTGTTAGTATCGTCTAACTTTCCTTGAACACTTTTTGCGTAATCCAAAGCGGCTTTTTCTCTTCGTTCAGCTTCTCTGATTTTAAAAGTTAATTTGTCAATTCTTCTTTTTACTTTTTCTGAAACGTCAGTAAGATCATCGACAGCGACTTTAGTTTTCTCTGGTTTTGATTCAACTTCAATACCTTCAATTCCAGCAGGTTTAGGTTCTGTATAACCTAAATCAACTTCTTGTTTTGGTAGTTCTGTTTCAACTGGTTCCGCCAGTTCTTCGACATTTATTGATTGGTCTTGAACACCATCAGTATCTAATTCAACTTCTGGCGACTTTTTTATTTCTTCGTTTTGTTCCATTTGTAGCTCCTGTTAATTGCGTATGTATTAGTATGCGTGCAAGATATCCTCCGGATTATTAATCTTTCCTATAATCTCATCATCGTTTAGAATACGAACTTCTCCGCCTTCTATTTTAAATCTAGATCCTGCGTATCGACCAAAAATTACCCAATCTCCTTTAGAACACCATGCTCCATTTGGAAATTTTTCTTTGTCTTTGTAGGCTAGATCCCCCACCTTCAATACATATGCACATACGGTAGTCATTTGTATTGTCTCTTGAGTTTTGTCTGAAAGATATATACCTCCTTTGGTTTTTTGAGGACCAGCGTAAGGTAAAACTAAAAGTCTATATCCTGTAGGTGTTGGAAGTTTTTCTAAAAGATCTACGTTCTTTTCAACTTCGTTAACATCTAGGATTGTATCTTTTGTTTTTATTTCGTCTTTTGATTTATAAGCATTGAGTAATGCTTCTGTATTTTTAGGTACTTCCTTTGAAGTCTCTAAGTTCTTTTTCATTTAATTGCTCCTGTTTTTTCTGCAGGTCTTTAAGATCCTGAAGCAAAGACTCTAGGCCTTTGATTTGACCTCTAATATAATGTAATTGTTCCATTTTGTCAACGGAGTACACTAAGGTATCTTTTAAACCCTCTAATCTTTTATTAATTAATCTTTCTACTGAAAATTCTGAATCCATTAATTGTTTTTTTCTAATAATACTTTGTTTGTTCCTTGTTCAATTGTTTTAAATCCCCAACATTTAAGAATATCTTGAATTAAAGTGAGATTATATTTTGGATAATCATCAAATATAAATCTTGTAACTGGGGCTGATCTTTGTGCAAACCAAACAGCTTCAGCAATTACATCTTTTGTCATGTGTGGCCCATCAAAATGCACTAATGAAAATTTAGAATTTATATGTTCTGATATAGTCATAAAATCAACATCAGTCATATTAGCTAAAGTAAATTTACCCTCATTTCTATAGGCATAAAAATCATTCAACATTGTATCTCTCATCTGATCTGTGTAGTCACATGTATATTCTGAAGATTCATCGTAATGTTGGTATTTTAAATTACCGTAAGGATCAACACCCACATGGATATAATTATTAATGACATTATCAATAATAATCTTAGACCCAAGTCCTTCACGAATTCCGATCTCACATGATTTAAAACCTTGGCAATCAAATTCTTTAGTCCATTTAGTAAGTAATTCATACTCTGTACTATCTCCTTTAATCATAAAATAGTTATATATTAATTATAAGGTTTGTAAATTTATTTCCACATTATTTTCTCTTTATCAGATCTGTTGCTTTAAGTCCATAGACACTTGCTATGACACCCACGAAAATTGTTTGATACCAAAATGGAAGCTGTGAAAAATACTCAAAGAATAATTGCATTTTTTCCATATGAGTTGGATCATCTGACCATACTGCAAATCCTAACATTACGATTGGGAGTGCCAATAAAAGCAAAATAAATTCGTCTTTCCAATCTGAATCTCTACTTTCTAATAACTTACCTTGATACTCTGCTTGACCATCTGCCATTTTTTGAGCATGATTCATCTGTGCATCTGCCATAAGCATCTTAGTTTTTTGCTTATTTTTGTAGATATGACTTCCCGCTTGGACAGCTAGTTTAATTGCTGAGAACCACATTAAAAGACTCCTTTAAAACCTGTGCCTCTAATAGCAGATCTACTACCTCTTACTCTTATTTCACCACCGTTAACCATTCCAGCACTTTTACAAGGTGGTTGTGTTCCGTCAGCACATAAAACAGTATTGTCTCCTTGACCGTCATTCATACTATTATTTAAATTATTTTTTGAATAAGAATCTGCTATTTGGTTAGCAGTTTGTGTTTTGCTTCTAGTAATTCCTGAAAATTTGTCTGCTATACCTTTAACAGCTCCAATAGCTATACCTGGTACATCTAAAACTCTTCCAACAACAAAATTAGCTGCATTACCTATAGCACCTCCAAAACCTGAACCTTTATTTACGTCAGCAATGTTTTGATTCATTACATTTCTGCCATAAGTAGAAGTCCCCGAAACAGCACTTCTGTCTACACCACTTGTATCTCCATAACCACGATCAGCTCTTTCTTGAGCTCTTCCTGGATCACCCATGTCAGCACCACCACCTCTAAATTTTCTAACTCTTAACCCACCTTTAGTCATTCCTTTTGAAAACTTAACAGGAGGTACTTGAGAATTAGGTCCTCTTAAAGGAGGAATAGTTCTGGTTAATCTTTTATTAGTTCTTATAGCCATTATTTTTTTAATTTATTCATTGCTGTTAAAGTTTTTTCAGCCATTTTTATATCAGATTGAGTTACTCTATCTTCACCTTTATTTTTTTGTGCATATTTTATAACTCTTGCTCTAAAATCTGCTTTATTTTGAGCAGCTCCTGCATCCATTCCGCCACCTCTGTTCATCTTAACCATTTTACCATTTTTAGCGGCAGTGTATATTAATTTTCCAGTTTTAGAATCATACAAAGAATGTGGATTCTGTTTATCTGTTATTTTTTTTTGTTTTTTATCTTTTGGATTATAAGGTCTTACAGCTTTACCTTCGCTAGCTCTAACCATTTTACCAGGCATTAAAGACTCATCTTGTAATCCCATTCCAGATGTTCTAGCAGCACCATAACCTCTTGATGCTCCACCACCCATGTAACCTTTGATATTCATTTGGTTCATTTCGCCACCGGCAGATTTTTTATCTACTTTAGTTTCGCTTTTACCTTTAAATTTATTTTTAGCATATGAATATCCTATTCCAATACCCGATCCAACATTTACTGCAAGATTTATTGCTCTACCCACAGGTGTTCTACCCAAAACTTTTTTACCTATATTTAAAAGTTTTGAACTTTTATTTACACTTGTAGTTAATGCTGTAGGATATTTTTTACCGTCACTTGTACCTGCTCTTAGTTTTAACGATCTTTCCATAAACTTACTGTTAACTAAAGGTTTTCCTACAGTTAAAGCACTACTAGGTAGTTTACTGGGATTTCCTGCTCTTAATTTTAATGATCTTTCCTTAAACTTACTTGTTGTTGGAAAAACTCCAATACTTTTATAAAGTTTGTCTAATCCTAATTTCTTACCCATTTTTTTTCTCCTGTTTCTTTTGATTTAATTCCATTTTTTCACGTGCAACTTCCAGTCTTGCATCTGACTGGTCATCGTTTTGTTCTAATTTCATTTTATCAAAGTCCAATCTGTCTTCAAATTGGTCTTCTTGGTTTTCTATCTTGATTGTACCCTCTTGAGACCTACGTTGTAAATCCATAGCTCTTAAATCAAGCTCTCTTTGTTTCAACATTACAATTGGGTCTTGTTTAGCTCCATCTGCTTGCATTTCTGCTTGAGCTAACTCAGAAGTTATCTGTGCTACACGTTTAGCTATCTCTGAATTAAGCATATTTTGGAATGCTTGAGGGTTTTCTTGTGATAACTGTATCATTTGAGGATTTTGCTGCATCATTTGTTGAACTTCAGCACTTGCTTTTAAAGATACGTGCTGAGAAATATGTCCTTGTAGATTTGCGTATACAGTAGGGTTAATTTGAACCATTCTAGTTCTCATAAACGCTGAATGGGCTGCTATGTGTGCATCATGATCTTGTTCTGGGAAAGCTACAAGACTTTTCATCTGCATTGCTTTCATATTTTCCATTGCAGGATCTTCTGGGATAGGTTTTACCTCTGGTTTTAATAATTGAGGTATTTCTTTTGTTCCTAAAGCTTCATAAACACGTCTATAAGCTTCGTGTAAGTTATGAAGTTGAGGATTTGACTGTGCTATTTGTAATTGTGTCTGTGCTAACGTCACTCTTTGTGACATTGAGAAAATATTTGGATCTGCAACAGGTAAAATATCTACTCTCTCATCAAAATCTAATAATTTTATAACTCTTTCTGCTCCATAAACTGAATAAGGATACTCAGGAGGTAAATATTCTGAAATTACATTAGCTAATAACTTAAATTCTTGCTTCATTGCATAGTAACAACGTTTATGAATAGCACTAATTACTCTTGAACCTCTTTCTAAAAGAGCAATTGTAGTTCCAACAGGTGCTTGTGAATTCATATCAGCAGTTGGGTTATCTGCAATAGATGCAAATCTTCTTCCTGCATCTACACAAAAACCTAAAAGGTTAAATAAAATAGCTGAGGGTTCTTTAAAAGGTAGTAACTGAAACTGGTCTCTAATATTTCCGCCAGGTGCATCTACGTCTCTGAACTCTCCTGGTTGAATAGGTTGGTCATCATCTCTAATTCTCATTCCTCTAGATTTAAATCCAGCAGGTAAGTTAGATAACGTTCCAGCATCTAATAACTGTCTTAAAGCAGTAGTTGCTGTTCGTGACAGGCCACCGATCATGTGAATTAAACCAAAACCATAAAAACCTAATCCTGGTAAAAATTTAAAGTGTGCAAAATATTCTTTTCTTGTGAATTTAGAATCATCTTTATTGTAATTTCTATATATAGATAAAACTTGTCTTGTAGATTCTTCTATTGTTACAATGTATGGAATTTTAATTCCTAAAGAATCCTCACCTTCTGAAATATAATCAGATAAATCTAAATCAACATGCATCTCTAAAACATTGTAGATATAGTCGTTAGTTTCAACAGGTTTAATCCCTTCTAGTTCATTGTATTTATCTTGAATTTTGTCTTCTTTCTTTTGAGGTTTCATTAAGTCTACTTCCATGTAGAATCCTGAAGCCATCTTTTTAAGTAAGTCGTTTTCTGATTGTTTTAAAACGTGAGTAATTCTTGGAGCATCTTTTAGATCAGTTGCGTAATAAGGTACTACTAAATCTTCTGCTGGAACAAACTTTGATACTGCTCTTTCTAAAAGAGAATCATAATAAATTTTTTTAAATGCAGATCCTGCTAAAGGTAAATAAAATAATAACTGATCAAACTCTGGAGTGTACTCTTCCATCTTCTCCATGATTTGATAGTTCATGAAATCTTTTACTCTTTGAGATTGTGCTTCAACTTCTTCGTTTTGTAATCCAACAATTTTAGTTTTTACTGGACCATCAGAAGGTAAGAGTTCTTTATAAGCTTGTGATTGGAATTGTGTTACGGCTTCCGATAACAAAGGGTGAGTAACATTACTTGCTCCTTTGAAAGGTTGTGTAGTAGATTTGTATTTAAATCCTAAAAGATCTAAACCATTTCTATAAGTGTCTTCCCAATCTTTTCTAGATTCTTTATCAGAATCATATTCAGAAATTAAATCAGACGCTAACTGTTGTAAAGCTTTGTCATCAATTGTTTCTGCAACGTTTGCAAAAAAATCTTCTGCTTCGGTTTCTTCAGCTACTTCTTCTTCACCATCTTCAGGTAACGAAACAACTGCCTCTTCCTCAATATCAATTTCTTCATCAATTGGATTATCGGTCTCAATAGCCATAAATTATTATGTTATTTTAGTTGGCTTGTTTCTTCCTAACTTACAAGATGCTTTTACGTAAGTACCTTTGTTAGCTTTGATCATTTTACCGTATTTAGCTCCGTCCATAGCTCCTAAGCCAAAACCATTACTTCCTAGTACTTTACTTGCTAACGTTCCGCCTTTACTAGATGTTGCATTTCTTCCTGGACCCATATTTAAAATCTTTTCTAAAATGCTTTTTTTCTTTTCTCCAGCGATGTTTCTCATGTTTGGTCTCATTAAAGCAGAGCCTGTTCCCGCTCCTGCCATTTTAGAACCAAGCATACCAATAACACCGGCTGCAAGTGCTCTTTTCATATTCTTCTTCATTGTTATCTCCTATAGGTTTATCGCCACATTGTAAAGCAAATTTACTTAAAAATCTATAATAGTGGTTTAAATATATTAGTATTGTCTACAAAACCACCTGCGTTCATATAAGCTTTCATAGGCAACAAAAATTTCTTTAATACTTGGTCATCTGCAATTAAAGTAGGAACTGTTTCATATAATCTAGGTTCGTCTGGACCCATTTCAATTACTCTTAGTTTACCTCTGTCTCCTGAAGATATTTTTAATAATTCTTCTGCTTCATCTAAAGTATTTGAAGCTCCTATATGCTCTTGAAACACATAGTTATCTCCGTCTTTATAAGTATAAGTAGCTCTACCGTCTTTAATGTTTTTTAAATACTCAGAATTATCTCTAGTGCTTATTTCTTCTACAACTTTAAATCTTTTATTAGGATTAGATTTAGGCATAGGAAACATTTCAAATTTAGCTCCATATTGATTAGCAATTTTTTTAAAAGGAGCTACCATAGTTGCAAGAGAACTTGTTTTTCTAATCTCACCACTAGCAGTTCTCATAATAGTAGTTCCATCCATTAATCCATAATTAATCTCATCTCCTATCATACTACCACCAGGCATTTTAATTCCTTTATTCATTGATGAAGGTATTATAGATACAGCGTTAATGTTTCTTTCTGCCATTGTTCTAAGTAAGTTCTTAGCTACATAATCTGGCCAAGATCTAGATAAAGGAGCGGCTGTAGTTTGTTCGATAGTTCCTCTTTGTAATAACTTACCTGCAGCAGATTTTTCTATTTGAGAAATCCTGTAATTCACATTAGCTAATTCTTGTTGCTGTTTTCTAGTCAATCCTGCAATCCCTCTACCAATTTCTCTAAAAGGAGCAGCCTTCTCCATTAACTCATCTCTTTGTTTTTTAAGAATCTTAACTGAAGTTTCTGTGTTGAAAGGATTAATTCTATTTTTAAAATAATTTTCTCTACTACTTTTATTAGCTGAAAATTGTTCCGAGTGAATATCTGTTTGAGCCTCACTTACTCTTAAATGTCTTTTGTTACCTCCAAGTTTAGGATTAGGTAAATCATCGTATCTAATAAAACCAATTTCATTATCTATGAAATGAGGATTTCCGCCACCCGTTGCAAATTTTCCTCCGTCAACATTAGGTAATCTTTTGCCATAATAAATTACGTCTTCAGTATAATTTTCTCCACCTCTTAAAGCATACCCTGTTTGATTTTTATAAGTTGGGTAAAAATTATTTTTACCTACTTTATCTCTTCTAAATTTTAAACCGTTTGGAAGATCTACTTTTTTACTATACTGATTATAGTCTCCTGTAGTTCTATTTAACTTAACTAATATATTTGCGAACGCAGCAGGGTCTGATGCTTCTCCTGCTAGATCTCTTAAATCATTTTGTAATATTCTTATAGCGTCTGCATCCATAGGATTCATTTGATTATCTGCTGTTCTAGCTAGCCCTCTTAAATTATTTAAAATAGATTGAGTTGTGCCGGTGTCCTGTAGCCCTTGTTTAATTGCTACATTTTTAAAATTATTAGTAAGTTCTAAAACTTCTTCTGTCGGGTTTCCTCTAACTCCTAACCTTAATGTTTTTAAATCATTGATTGGAGAATTTTTTACCATGTCTAATAAAGTATCTCTGTCTACGGGTAGTTTCTCATCCATTGCGATTTTTAAGAATCCTGATTCAGGTTTACCGTCTTTATTTAATTTTATCATATTAAGTTCATCTAACTCGTCAGCGGTTACTCTACGAGAGACACCGGTCAACGGACCAGAGTTAACTTTAAGTTGTGGGTTGTTTGCTTTTCCTAACCACTTAATCCATTGTTCTGCCGGAGCAGAATCAAATTGTGCTTCTTTAATTCTATCAAAAGTTGCTGAACCCACAATTGGATTAGTGTCACCATAACCTTTTCCTTGTGTGAAAGGAATGTTTTGTACTTCACCAAATTTAGAACGAGAGGACATTGGTACTAAAGCTTTAGAAGGACTTAAAATTAATTCTTGTGATTGGCCGGTGGCCGTTAAACTGTCGCCAGCTGAATCTGATACTGTTTTGTTTGGAGTGTAAGTAACATTACTACTTGGCTTTGGAGACTTAAAAAAGTTTCTAGCACCTGGAATTCTTTTTGCAATTAAAGCGGTACCTAGTGCAGTAGCACCCAGTGCTGCTATTCCGCCAACGGCCGAAGGCCGTTTATCATCTACAACAATAGAAGTATCCTCCTTAGTCAATGGAGTAGAACCTTTTCTTATTTGTTCAAGAAAGGTATTTGTATTTAGAAATTGTTCGGCCACTAAAAGACTCCTTTAAACCCTGTACCTTTAATAGCAATACCTACTCCTTGTACCACTGCTTCGCCACCATGATTAAATTTAGGTGTAACACCTTCCTCTTGAGACATCTCACTTAGAGTTCTACTTTTTGCTTTTTCTTTTCCTTCTTTTTCTGTCTTAGAATGTAGTTGAGTTTCTTTTGAATCTTTATATTTTTTATACTTCTTCATAGCTTTTTCACCAAAGTATGAAACGTCTACTGAATCTTTCATAATAATCTCCTAATAATATTTATAGTCTCTTTCAATTTTCATACCTTCTGGTTCATCCATATAGGTTGATATAAAGTTACCTTGTCGATATCTTAACACAGCTTGTGTGGTACTGTCGACATAGTCGTCATGTTGAGCAAAAGGAAAAGCTGCACATTCCTCTATTACTTCTTCGGCAAAATGAGCTCCATCTGGATAAAACACCATTCCTGATTCAAATACAGGAGAAGCAGCATTAACTCTAGCATGCTTATCTTTACCTTTTGTAGGTATGAAATCAATTACTGGAATACCAGCACGCCTTAATTCTTGTATTAGAGATTGTCCACTAGCCTTAGCTTCCACAATAACTGACTCTGGTTCCCAATATTTATAAGCTTCAAAAGCAACAGCTTTAAGTTCTGGAAAATCCCAACGACCTTTTTCAGCATCAAGTAAAATTAAACAACTATCTTCTGGAGTAGGTTCAAATATTCCCCATGTAGTAATAGCACTGTAGTCGGCAGATTCTTTTTTAGAAAATGCAGTATCATAACTTTGGATAACATGTTTTAAAGCAGGGACTTTTCCTTTCCAGGGGACCCAATAATCTCTTTTAATGATGGCACCTTCTTCAGCAACTGGGTCCTGCATATATTGTGCGTTCCAGTTTCTAGGTGTAATAGATGCTTTAACACCTTCTAATTCTTCTAATGACCAATACTCAGGCCATACAGGATTCCCACTATCTAGGATTGCAGGAAATTCTATAAGTTTCCATTTATCAGCTTTAGGTTCACTTTGTGCTTTGACGAGCCTTCCTGTTAAATCATCTTGAGCCCAACGAGTCATTACTAACAATATGGAACCACCTGGTTGTAAACGCTGTCTGGGTCCTGATGAATACCAATCGTACGCTCTTTCCATAGCAGAGTCAGATAAAGAATCTTGCTCTGTATGTGGATCATCTATAATAAGCAAATCGGCCCCTCGACCTGTGATAGATCCGCCAACACCCGCTGCAAAGTACTCACCGCCATGGTTAGTCTCCCACCTGCCTTTTGCTTTACTGTCTTCTCGAAGTTTAACATCTCCAAAAATTTCTTTATACTCCTGGCTATCAATTAAGTTTCTAACTTTGGAACCAAATCTACCAGCTAGTTCAGCGTTGTGTGAAACTTGCATAATTTTTTTCTTAGGGTACTTCCCTATAAACCAAGCCGGATATAAAAAAGATGCAAATTCAGATTTTGTATGACGGGGTGGCATATTCACAATGAGCCTTCCTTGTTTTCCCCCTGCAATTTTAGTTAACTCATGAGCAATATGTTGATGGTGGCCCCACTTTTTTGGGTCCTTTTCTTTTCTACAAATAAAATCTGGCCAAACTGCTTGAGCAAAATATAAAAAATTATCTTGACATAACTTAATATGTTGAATGTAGGCTTGTTCTACACGATCTCTTAATTGATCATTTGTTAGTGTATCGAGACTCATAAGTAATTGATAGTTTATACATGTGTATTCCTGATTGTAAAGGCAAGCGTCAGGTACCATAATACGCCAAATAAGAGGGGTGGGGGTAAGCCTGTACAGGTAAGAGTTTTTGTGGGGGTTTGGTACCTCTATTGAGGTGGGGAATGGTGGCGACCTAGTCGCCACCATGAGAGAGTTGTTAGTCGTTTCTAGGTGGTTGGTTGCCCATAAGTAAGTTCATTACATCACCCATTTTAGAGAATATTCTCTCTCTAAAATCATCAACTAATGGGTTGCCATTGTTAAGCAATATAAATTCCTCAACTGCACTTTCCATGAACTTATAAAGTATTTCATAGTTAAGCGACTTGAACTTGTCATCACTCATCAACGATTGGATTTTACTATTATCAATGTCGTTGCCTAAATGTTTATCAAGCATAGTTGAAAACAATTTAGATGGTAAGTTATTATTGTCATTGTTATTTGGCATTAGTATTTCCTTTCTTTATTTTTTCTAATGTATCATTGAAAGGCTTGAACTCAAGCGTTTCTATTTGTTTATAAAAGCCATTAACCAACAACTGCAATTTATAATCGCCACTGTTTTTAACGTGTTCAATAAATGACTTACTATCAAATCTTCTTTGAGTTCGTTCAATCTTTTGAATGTAAGAACTGTTATCAATGATGTAGACGTTTTGTTTAAGTCTATCAAAGATACCTTTCACAACTTCTTTAGTATCTGCTTTTAAAGTTTGATACTTGTTAAGTAAGTAAGCTTGATTGATGTATGCTTTAAGCACTCTAACATCTGCCTTGCTCACTGCGTTAGCTTTTGTTTTTTTTGCGTTTTGCATTTTTATTTCCTTATTGTTTTATTAATTTATAAGATAATAATTTATCTTATCTGGATAAGATAAAGATTTTTACAAAGATTGATACAAAAAAATAAACTTTATTTTAATTTAATTTAGATGTGCTTGTGAATAACCCTCACTGATTTTTAGTGAGGGTTTTTATATTTAAGAAGTTTTAGTGCTGGGCACTGGTGCTGGGCACTGGTGCTGGGGGTTAGTCTAATACAACAAACGAGGCTACAACGAGGATTACAACGAGGATCAGCATTGTTCCTCCTGCTTTTTGTTGGGTTCTTTTAGATGTCCTATCTCATGCAAGTAGTCATACGAGGTATTCATAGTGCTTGTGAAATGTCTAGTCCTATGTTCTGATGGTGTGTCCTCATCTGCGTGCATACACATCTCTGCGAGCAATCGCTTCAGCTTGTGATTTTGTTTCTTTATGTTCTCATGTTCAATCGCCTTGTTGCTTGATTGTACTTCTTCTATTAGTCTATCTGTTTGGTCTGTCATGTTATCTCCTTTTCCTTTTGTGTATCACACTCCTCTTGGTCTAGCAATAAAAAATTTAGAATAATGTGCGAAAGCAAAATCGCCAGGTGCCAGTCCCTAAAGGAAGAAGTAGTTTACTAACCGAACGCATAGCAAACGAGGAACGAGGTATAGAGATGTGTGAACCCAACAGGAGCTACTCAAAAGATTCACACACCGAACGTGTTAAGCCGTTCCCTAATTTCTGGCACGCCAGCGCCAGCCGTTAAGGAATAGCCGTTGGCTATGCGTAAAGCATAGCCAACGAGAAACGAGGATTTACCACCAACAAGTATAATAAACGCACTCGCCTTTTTCTACTACTTTTCTAGCCTTCTCGACAAAGCCTAAATCGTAAGCCTTCTGCTCTTTCTTTTCCTCGTCATCATAGTCATAACTATCTTCGCCGAAAAAGAACCCACATGTTTCAGGCAAGAGTTCGCCCTCTATAGCTTGCTCGAGTTCGTCAATCATACCTTCGTTGAGCCAAAGTCTTTCACAATTAAACTCTTTGTCCCCATAAGGATTTTGTTCAACAAACTTATTTTGAAACCAACCATGTAATCGGTTGTGCTTTCTCCAATAAGCCAACTCCTCTCTGTTGTCGTCTTTTATTTCTTTTTTATCTTCAACAACATTCTTGGTCTTGTAGGCATACATGTCTAAACCCATGTTCATCTCCTTTGTTAGTTAATATCCTTATGCTTATCATAGATGGGATACATGTCAAACATTATTTTCACCATATTTTCCACCAATATCTCACCTGCTCTGACGCCCCAGCTCCCCAGTCCCCAGCTCCTGTAGTACCCATCACCAGCAGTGCCACGGAGATCCAAACGAGGAACGAGGTCGCCTCTGGATAAAGTATTGAAAAGAACACGAGGAATGCAATTAGGAACAAGCTTCTACCTCTTTATCGAAAGCAGCCAGCTTCTCTTCCCGTGCTGAATCATCTAATTCCTGAGCCAGTACTTCAACGGCAAACCAAACGAGGTCGTTCTTCAGTATCGTCAACGAGGAAGGGTCTTTGCAAATGTTGTAGAGCTGCAGGCCATTCTTGATCCCAGCTGCATCCGCGGTGTCTGTTAGGACCTGCCAAATCTCATCCTCATGATCATCATAAAACGAGGACGTCTCGTTGTAATAGATCAGGCCCCCGATGCCACCGGCGCAGCCGTGTTTCGCAATGTCTGAGATTAGAAAACTTTCTTCCTTCTCTCCTTCAGTTAACCATTCTTTAATTGTGCTAGTCATCTTTCACCTCCGACTCTTTCCATGTGTTACCGTTGGCGATGCATGGTGTGCCCTTGGCACCTGTCAGTGCGTATACTTTGTCTTCTTTAGGTTTGTCCTCTTCTACTTTAATATATTCTGTTCCGTAGTATTCGTTCATCTGTTGTATTAGTTTTTTACTTATAGTCATATTTTCCTTTCAAAAGTAAATCACACCTGTCGCTAATAGTAAGCCGACATACGCTGTGATAAATATTAATATATGTGTCATCCCATTATAGATAAGATGTCTTGGTCTAGATGTCAAGCTTTTATTTTTTTTATTTTGAGCTGGATAAAACAGGATCCTGAGCTGCTGGTTCCAGATGGTAATGGATCGGTGAGGAGTGGTGCCTCACAAACGAGGAACGAGGAATTGGTAATCCTCACAGGACACAGGTTCTTCTGTGGACGCCAGTGCCCAGCTCAGGATGCCCAGCTGCAGGGGGCTCAGGAGATATAACTCAAACGAGGATTAGAAACGAGGAATGGAAAACGAGGATTTAAACCCCTGTGCCAGCAGATGAAGACTGGCCAGGAGCGAAAGGAAATATGTATGCGAACACACAAATTTCTTTAGTATTAAACGAGGATCCGACTTATGTCAAGAGTTATTTACCAGCAGGTTCCTCAGGAGCTGCCAGCTCTCACCAGGCACCGGGTCGGTGAGAGTTAATAATAAAACGAGGGAACGAGAAAACGAGGATGCGGACGAGGGATCCACCTCACCGGCCACTCTGTAAAGTTTCAAAGCTCTGTGCGAGAGGGCCTGATGCAGCACGAAAACGACACCTCCATGTCTTTGGTATTCATAACACCATGCCATTTGGAACTTAGACAGGATAGGAAACTTGTCCTCTGTAGACTTCATTTCTATCCAAAAAGAATGACCATTACCACACCCATGAATGTCAGGTATACCTTGAATAGTATCGCTTTCTATCCTTGTAAAATGTATCTTTTTTATATGTTTTTTTATTCGTTGAAACAACAACGACTCACGTTTTTTTAATGCCATTTATTCAAGACAAGGTACACCCCATAAAGACTCCTTCATAGACTAAATATTCTCTTAAAACTTTACACATTTCAAATAAATCCTTACCCCATTGTTCTACTGGTATACCTACTAACATCTCCCTTGTTACAGGTATTATATGATACAAATCGTTTAAATATATAATTATACTCATTAATGAATTTGTTTTATAGATTGAATGACACTAGTTGGTATGATTGTGGTATTACCAATGTCTTCAAAAGTATCTTTGTCTTTAGTCTTAATGTAATCAGTAAAAATTCTAGTCACACCTTTTTGTTGGGACACGAGATAACCTTTAGAAACACATGTAGGAAGTTTTTCCATTTTTAATTGTTTAGTCGAACTCCAGCCGGCATCCCCTTCAATATCCTGCCACTCTATTTCTACAAAAGGATAATCTTCAATATTTTTACCTAATTTATTTACATTCAAAGGTAATGTTTTTTTATAGACTTTGTTATTTATTTTTTTCTTTTTCTTCTTCATTTGTAGTTACCTCCACGTTACCTATTTTAGACTTCATTGTTTTTAAATGAGAGTTATGAACTTCGTTAAACACGGTGAAAAAATCGTTACTCGTTAGTAATTTCTTCTGGCGTAACGTCAATGATGTTTTTGGCTTCTCCAATCTTGGCTTCAAGTTCGGATAACCTTTTCTCAAGTTGTTCACGGTTCATTCCCTCTAATGTATTGTTAGTAATTTCTTTTTTATCAATATACATTCCAGCCAGTTGCCCAGATCTATATTCAGCATTAATTGCTGCAGCAAATTGGTTTTTCTTTTCTGCACCATCACCATATTTTTCTAGTCTTTTAAATGATCTTAATGGGTTAGCATATTTATTTCTTTCAATAGCTATTTTCTTTTCCATGTATCTAACGACATGAGGGTTTAAATTAGGATTAGTTATCTTAGATGCAATAGTGCTTGGA